AAATGTACCACTTATATTTACTTTATCTAACTGATCTATAATTACAATATCAGGTTTATGTTTCTCACAATGGCTATCAACATCTTGCATAGTCCAATCAACAGTATCTATCATCTTAATATTATTTTTTATTTTACTCCACTCCATATGAGCAGTAGAAATATCATTAGTAACTTGCTCTTTATTTAATCCTGTGAAACAACTGATGGCTCTCATCTGTGTACGAACAGCAGGTTCCTCATTAATAAACGCATGAACCTTTGCACCTTGCTCAGCAAAACCTTTTGGTCCTGCCACAAGGCTAACCCAAAAGGCAGTCTTACCTGTCTCAGGTCTAGCAAAAGCAATCATAAGATTTCCTGGTCCAACCCCACCTATGTTTTCTTTTAATCTCATTAAATTAAATTTCCATTTACTCGTCACGTTTAATTCTTCAATCAATTCACCAATGTCATCTGTCACAGCATCTAATCTTTCTGTTGGCAATCCTTTCTTATGTTCCTCAACTAATCTTGTAATGATATTAAAGTCTGCAGGTTTACCATTAAAAATTTCTGTAGCCTCAACAGCTATACGTTGTGCTACATCTCGTTCGCCTAGTATCTTTACTATATCATCAGCGATTTCATTTGATGGTTCTTGAGTTTCACGAATGTCTTGCAACATCTCACTAAACTGTTCTTTAGCTGCACGAGTTAATGCTGGATTAAATACAGCAGTGTGCAATGAATATAGCTCATCAATATTAATATCTTTATTGTACTTTTCGTGTGCCTTTTGTATGGTATCAAACAAAGAACTGAAGTTACCTTGAAATACATTTTTAGATATCTGCCCTTTATACTTTGTATAAATAGCCTTGTTTAATAATAGTTTTATTATCTGTTTCTCTATCAAATTACGCCACCATTTCTTAACCTACCTATATAATCATCAATTTGAATAGCTAACTCTCGGTTATCTTTTTTTAGCTGACCAATCTCAATATTAAGTCTATTGTTTTCATTGGTTAGTTGCGTTATTCTTTTTTCTAAATCCATATCACCTCTATCATCTACCTTAGGATTAGGGTTTGCTGGACTTGGTCTATCTACCATAGAACATCTCCTTTATTTCATCTGTGTTAAAGTATTTTAAATCGTCTGTTAAGGGTTTTACTTTCACATTTTTAAAACCATCAGACTTTAATTCATTTGCAATCTCATAAGACTTTGCTGTTGCATCCCTGTCTAATGCTATATATAAATTTTTATATGGCTCTAAAAATTTTTTATGTTCTTCCATTAAAGATGTACCCATTATAGATATGCCTGTAAGTATATTAGATACAGCACAAGCTGAGGCACAATCCTCAACAATCACTGCGTCTTCACACTCGCCACATTTAAAAGGAACTTCCTTACTTCCATACATAAACCATTTAGGATAAACATTTTTATTTAATCCTCTACCTACTGCACCACTATACTTGCCTGTAGTTTTATCTTTAACTAAAAATACAACTCGGTCTTGCCTTACATCATACTTAATATCAGCACGACCCCATGACCAAGCCTCCCAACAATTATTTTTATGCAAGTATGTTCTTGCCTTTTCATTTGTAGCTACTATCTTAAAGCTGTCAGGTATTTTGAATTCTGTTTCAGGACTTTCTTCTTTCTTTTTAAATGTAGTATTTACATAGTCCATATTTTTTTCTCCTTGATATTTTCCTTTTGCTTTACACGAGGCATGAAAACAATACCAACTTAATCCATTGTCTAATGTATTAATTAAGAAAGTATTTTTGTTAGTACAAAAAGGACAATCAATTCTCATCTCTGTTGCTGGTGGAATAAATAATCCTTTGACTACTTCTAGTTGTTGTTTGTAATTCATTCTACTTCCTCATATGTAAGAGTCCAACTATCCCTAGTATAAAAACCTACATCTCTTTCTAACTTCATTATGCCCTCGTTGATAAGCAAAGCTACTGCCTCGTTAACTTGGTCTGCTGTTGGTTCTTTATCAAAGGGTATTAGATGTTCTCCGAGTATTCCTTTTCCGAATAGTCTTACTTTGTATTGTTTCATTGTTATCCTCTATATCACACTTTTGTTTATTTGTCAAGCGTTCCTTATCTTTTTTACCGTTTGCTTTCCATTCTTTCCATTGCTTAGGACTATGCCACATATAATTTACAAACCTCTCTGAGTTAGTTGCGTTTAAGTTTTCGTTTTTTATTTTCATTCTGCCATTTCTTATAACCTTTAACCCACTCCTTTGATGTGGTATCTTTGGGTTTATCCTCTTCATTAGTTATATCATTTATCTCAATGTTATATCTTCTATTTTTAAATTCAAAAGCAAAGTCAGCACCACTAAAGTCTAGCCAAGTTCCTGCATCTGTGACATTACCGTTTAGTTTTTCTTCTACACAATCCTCTAGTGTTCTTCTAACCTTGTATATATAAGGTAAATCTTTATACTTATCCTTTACCATTTGTTTATCCTCTTCTTTCTACCTAGTGGTAGCTTTTGTAATTTGGGTTCACCATAAGGTTGTTTATCCCACGATACCCATACTTCTTTTAGCTTATTAAATTTATTTTGAAAAGATTTTACTGCTCGTTTATACCCACGAGATTCTATCTCCTCAAACTTATCCTCATCTACCTTGAACTTAAATATTTTTTTGTCACTCATTTCTTCTCCTTTTTAGTTATTATATGTTTCAATATACTAGTCTTTGGGTCTATGTCCATTGTCTTACAAGATGTAAGCAAGAATAAAATTATAATTATATATCTCATTCATCACCTATATCAAAATTAACTGATGTCATACCACTTGTTGGGTGACTAGATTCTGTCCATTTAAATGGGCAAGTATCCAACCACTCATGAAATTTTTCATATCGTTTTTCCATTACATCATCTATATCTATTTCTTTTTCATTCATTTGTTCTCCTTATAATGATTTATAATTTTTTTTATTTGATCTGCTTTTACTATTGTATAAGGCTCAAACAATTTACATACCTTTAATGAGTCTCTAAAACAACACGACCATCTCCATTGGTCTTTCCATTTTGCTTTTGCAGTTGGTGGTGTTTTTTTTGTTTTAGGTCTAACTGTCCCTACACCTAAAACTTTATGCATATAATCAATAACAGGTTTATCTGTCATGGCAACTTCCATTCTTATTACCCAACAGTTGTATGCTTTTGGTTTTTTAGACCACGTATGAAGATATTTTTTATATGTTATACACCCCTCGCCATCAAACAAACCTGCAAGATAACTAATATTTTCTTTATCCATCTACTCTCCTTTTTAATTTACTTCTGATCGTTGGTTCCAAGCGTCTTGTATTTCTTTTTTAATTATGTAAATATCATGTGGATCATTACAAACATCTTTTATAAAATTTGCTATCCACTTATCATAGTCATCATCTAAATAATACTCTACCATTTCTTTTGTTATCATTAATGCTCCTTATAGCTTACCTGTTTAACTTTACGACTCCAACAAGAGCGGCAAGACTTACACTCGCCACCTTGTTTATATGCAGGACACTCCTGTCCTATTGCTTTCTTATCTTTATGTACACCTGATGTCCACTTCCAAAACTTTGGTGGTGGGCTATCTACTTTGATTGCAGATACACGCAAACATAAATTCTTTGGCACATCTTCTACTTTAATTTTATTTATAATTTTATATTCTCTAGTAGCTAACCAATATTTTATATGAGGTGTGAGTTCACATACCTCAAATATCTTCATCAAATGTTCATAGGATTGTATATCTCCCGAGTCAAACCAACGGTGAAAAAGCCTTGATTTATCTAGCTTTTTGTACTTTTGGGTCAGTAGTTCTGCCATATAATCTACCCACTCAGGTTTCTCTATTGCATCTATTCTTATCTGATGTGCATTAGCAACAACAGGAAATAAATAATGTCCGTTAAGTGCATAACATTTATTACAGATAGTTCCCTTTATCTTTGCCAACTTACTGCCTGTCTTACATCTCTTTGCAGATATACCCCACGCATACGAGGGCATCTTGCTTGGATTAGATAGTGTACCTATCTTTTTTTCTAATTGTTTAATCTTCACGATACTCCTTATTCATAATTAAAACTTTCTTAAAAATCTATCTACTGCTATGTGTGGTGTAATTTTTCTTAGATTACCACAATTTATATGGTGTGTCAAATCATTTACAAAATCTACTATATGTCCTGCCTCTGTGTCTGCCATATCACACCAAAATTCTAGCATTCTGTTTTGTTTATTTATAAATCGTTTAGCCATTGCTTTAATTAAATCTTTCTCCGACTTACTAATACTTCCTGTGTTTCCATGTGCACCTACAACATCAAGAACTGCTCTATTGAGTACAGCTTTAGCTAACTTCTTGTGGTCAGGCTCATCAAAGACTCTTGTCTGTATGCTATCATTTATAGTTCCTCTTATGGGCATAATAAATTCCTTTCTTTTTTAACTTGACAAACTCACAAAAGTGTGGTATGCTGTCGTGTCCATTACAGGGGGGTATATAGTATTATACATTAAAATCTTCCCCGTTGTTGTTTGATAACCAAGTATGTATTACTGCCCCAAACGCAACATAAGATTTATACTTACCTAATATTAAATTCTCTAACTCTAAACTATGACTTCGTATTTCAGTACCACTTTTTAAAGTTATCTCTGCCCAAGTATCGTGCCTATGTGAGTGTAGTGATACACTTTTAATATCATCTTGAGTAAACTTAACTACTGTCTTATTATTTATTTTCATTGTAAATTCCTTTTAGTTAATTAAAGGATAGGCGATTGCTCGCCTACCCCTATAAATTTATGCAACAGATTTCTGTTGGTATTCTTTCAATGCTACTCTTGCAAGTTTAATCTTATCTTCCCTTGTAGGTTGAGTATTATAACCAAGTATTTCATTAGTCATACTCTTAACACTAGCTGGGTCGATAGTTAATGCAGTACCAAAAGTTTTATTAATAGAAACACTAGGTTCCCACTCATATTCTTTGGCAAGTGCGTCAACTTCCGACTTGTATTTCATAGCTTTGATTGAGTCACCAACTACATTAACTGCCCTAACAGTAGCACCAATCCACTCTTGATGTGTTCTGACTACTGCTTGTTTTGCAATTAACATTATTTCAAATGTTGCGTACTCTGATTCAGTACAAGGGATAGCCCTTGACCGACAACCACCTGTTCCAATTATGTCCAAAGCGAAATCCTTTTCCCACTTCTCATCATAATTTGTACTACTTCCACTATTACCCTTAAGCCAATCGTGATTAGCATTTTGGTGTACAGATAAATTTGGATTATTATGATTGCCACTATGTTCTATGTTGCAATCTGGATTTAATCCATTGGCTTTCATTGGCTCACGATACCAAGCATAAGCAAAATCTTTTTGCCTATTGTATTCGCTACCATTAAGATTACCAAACAATTTAAAGTCAAAGTGTTTCTGCTTTTGAACTTCATCATTGTATTCATCTGTTGTATTAACAGGTTTCCCCTTGCTATCAGTAACTGCCATATAAAAACAACTATCTTTTCCTACTGAATCAACAGTTGTATATTTATTTTGCAATCGTCTTAAGTCGGCTACATCAGTAGGATTAAATCTTCTTTCAACAACAGCAGTTGCTGTTTTAAAAGCGTCATCAATCTTTGTCTGACAATTTTCTCTTGCCTCAAGAAACGCTTGATACTTAGGGTTGTTTGTTTGACTCTCTAAAAATCTTCTGAAATCTTTTATGTAAAGATTTCTAAAGTCTTTATTAAGTCTTATATCCTTTTTCTTTTCCATTGAGTACTCCTTTCCTTGTTGGAATTAAAAAGACATCACCTAGATAACTAGATGATGTCTATAATATAGCAGGTTATTATTGATTTGTCAAGCCGAGTTGTTGTGCTAGTTCTTTGGCTTGCGTGTTGCCTATTGTTTCCCAATAATCTCTATTAGCAATTTGTTCTGGTGTTTGTGCTTGTTGTCTTGTTATCGTACGGTCAACTCCTAAAAGTTTATTGGCTAATTTATAGTCACCATCATCGCCCGAACCCCAAGTATAATAAATATACCAACAATCTTCTAGAGATAATACTTGTTTATCAATAAAACCAACTGCATTTATACAAGTAGTTTTATGTTCTTTCCACCACTCATTACGGCAATCCATACTACACCAATATCCGTAGTACCCACTAGCTTTATTAGATTGGTAATATTTTTTACCTTTAGTTCCACGCATTTGTGATTGAGTTTTTTTCTGTGGACATTTTTTATTTTGACACCACTCACTCATTTTATATTCTCTAGTATATCCCACTTGCCACCAAGTAAATCTTTCTTGACATCAAACTCTACTTTAGGGAACTCTATTACTTTAACTTTGGTCTTTAAATGATTGATTTTATAGAACTTTTTACCTACACCCAACCACTTCATACGAGCATAAGAAATATTTCTAGGTGCTTTCTTATCCAAGTCAAAGGCAAGTAAGTATTCATCTTCATCAGTTGTTCTTGCTTTGCCTTTACGTTTATACATTGAGCCATCAGATTGTTTCCAACGAACTCTATGTATTAAATCAAATCTTCCTACTCGTTTCTCTTTATTAAGTTTAACAAATCCAACTCTAAACTTTTCAGATTTGTATTGCTCAATTAAAGTTTCAACAAAGTTAGGAAAATCTTTTACTCTTACACTTGATTGTATGTTCATGTGTTCTCCTTATTGGTTAGTTTATTTTGGGGTCAAGGTGATCCTTGTTTTATAGTCGACTACACTTGACCCCCCTTAATTACTGCCCCTCTTTGTCCCGATAAAGGGTCAATGGTTTAGGCTAGCCGAGTGCATTTAAGCAATAAAAAAGGGCAACCAAGTCTCCCTGATTGCCCTTATAATATATAACAATTATTTTAATATGTCAACTGAATTGGGATTAAACTCCTGCTAGTTTTAACCAACCAATTAAGATAAAGAATACAACAAACATAGCAATTAAATATATATCTGTTTCATCTGTATTTCTTTTAAAGAATAACTTGATTACTATTACAACTCCTGCCAACCATATTAGCAACCAAGTTAATATCTTACTCATCATAAGGTACTTGATTATCCTTTAAGTATTCTTGATGTTCTTTTAATTGATGAGTGCTAGTATGTTTAATCCAATAAGGAATATTATCTACATAATTAATAGCTGTTTCTACTAATTTCTGTGCTATTGCAATTAAAGCCCTTGCCTCATCTTGCGTTGGATTAGGATTGTTTTCGTGCCATACTTGATAGTTAAGACATAACTTTCTACCTTGTCGTTTATATTTAACTATGCCGTCATCATCAGTTTCTTTTGGTATTTGCATAATGTTCTCCTTATCTATTCTTGTATCAGTTTTTCTTTGAAATGTCAAGTTCTTTTTTAGTTTCACATAACTCAAAGTGTACCTTGCAATAGGGTAGATTACCATATCTAGTATGCCCACAAAAATACTTATAAGAATCAAGCAAGTTTCCTAATGGGTATCTACAAGAATTTTCATCTATAACATCTTCAAATGTTTTATTTTTTATTATTAGTTTCATATGTCCTTTTG